AGAATTAAAATTGATGGCATACGGAAGACCTCAGGTTATTGTAGAAGATAACAACGGAAATTTATTTTATGCGGGTTTAACTAGAGGTATGGAAGTAACGGGTGGTACACTTGTAACTGGTGCTGCTCTTGGCGATATGTCGGGGTACACAATCACGTTATCAGGTGATGAGCCAGTTCCTGCAAACTTTATCGGAGTGAGTTTGACTACTGCTGGATTTACAGTTACAGCAGGTACTTAAAACTTAAACTAAACAAACTTAAAAGCGATAGTAACCCTATCGCTTTTTTTAATTTAAAACAAAATACACTTTTTTACGATAATAGGTATATGATGACAGCAAACCCTGACAATGCGTTGCATACTTTTAAATTCATTCCTATTGGAAATGATGTAGCGACTATTGTTATTAAAAACGTTTTAGACAATACAACTTATAATTTTACTAAAAGTCAAGTGTATTTACAGAAATATTACTTTGTGCTTTTAAACGCATCTATGACTTTAACTGTAAATGATAAACTTACATTTGAAGCGTTTAACACAGCAGGAGATTTAGTGCTACACGATATGATAATTTGCACCGATCAAACAATATTAGACTATACAATTAATAAAGACGTTTACACGCAAAGAGTAACGACTAACCAATTTGTAACCAATGAGCAGTAACGTAAGATTTATTCAATTAGAAAGCTACAAAAGCCCAAAGATAACCGAGAGCAAAACAAAAGACTGGGTAGAATTTGGAGACACAAACAATCAATTTAATTACTTGATTGATTTGTATAATTCAAGCACTACAAATAGCGCAATTATAAACAATTTTGTTAAATTGGCGTACGGAAAAGGATTGAGTGCAACCGATGGCAGATTAAGACCTAACGAATACGCTAGATTTTTATCGTTAGTAAGCAAAGAAACTATAAAAAATGTAATTACAGACGCTAAAATGTTAGGTAATTATGCTTTTCAGATGATTTACGATGGTCAGAAAAGACTTGTGCAAGTTGAACACGTGCCTTTTCAGTTATTAAGAGCGGGGAAATGCAACGATAAAGGCGAAATAGACACGTGGTTTTATTCAGATAATTGGGCAGATACAAAAAAATTCCCACCACAACCGATTCCTGCCTTTGGTTTTGGCGGTCAAATACAAATTTTAAAGGGTGGAAATTATACCGTAGGACAAAAATACTACTCAAACGTAGATTATTACGGTGCTTTACCTTATTGCGTACTAGAAAAAGAGGTGGCAGATTACCTTATTAACGAGGTGCAAAACTCTTTTAGTCCTACAACGGTTGTTAATTTTAATAATGGTGTGCCTGATCCTGAAAAAATGGAGTTAATGGTTGCTCAAACTGAGAGAACATTAACGGGAGCAAATGGGAAAAAGGTAGTAATAGGATTTAATTCAGATGAAACTAAAAAAACCACCGTTGATAGCATACCTTTAAACGATGCGCCCGAACATTATAAATATGTAAGTGAGGAGGCGATGCATAAGATTATGTTGGGGCATAATGTAACATCGCCTTTATTATTTGGAATTGCTACAAGTACTGGATTTTCTAGTAATGCCGATGAATTAAAAAATAGTCATATCCTTTATGAGAATATGACTATCAAACCGTTTCAACAAATGATACTTGACACGCTTGATATTATTCAGATTGAAGCGCAAACAAGTTTAAATTTAATTTTTACTTCTTTGCAACCTTTAAGCGTAGACGGTGAACTTACAAAAGCAACGCCTGCGCCAACCGCATTATCTAGCGAAGTAGAAACGCCTTTTGAATTTGCAGACGCTTTAATTAATAAAGGAGAAAGCGTTGGTGCTGATTGGATTTTAATCGATGAAAGTGATGTTGATTTAGAACTAGAAAGCGATTTCGATGCCGAGATTGAAAGACTAAACAAAGAACAAAACCCTAACTTATTTCAAAGATTTGCCAAAGCGATAACAGCTAGACCAAACAGCAAAAGCGAACAAGATAAAAAAATAGAGGGTTTAAATTTTATCACTCGTTATAAATATACTGGCAGCACAAACCCGCAAAGAGATTTTTGTAAAAAAATGATGTCTAGCGATAAGATTTATCGTAAAGAAGATATTATAAATACTGATTCAAATTCAGTTAACGCAGGATTTGGACACGAAGGACAATCTTACAATTTATTTCTTTACAAGGGCGGTCCTAGATGTCATCATAAATGGGTGCGTCAAACTTATGTAAGCGGAGTAAAAGTAGATGTTACAAATCCAAACGCTACAACTATTTCAGTAGCAAAAGCAGAACAAGCAGGATATAGAGTTAGAAATCCAAAAGAAGTGGCAATGATGCCTAAAGATATGCCTAACGAGGGATTTTACCCAAACTAATTAAACTATGGCAATAGCAATTTTTGTAAGTACAGACGATGTAAAAAGATTCACTGCATTAAACGGAAACGTTGATGTAGATAAATTTATTCAATTTGTTAAAATAGCACAAGATATTTACATTCAAAATTATTTAGGCACTAAACTATTTAATAAAATTAGTGATGATATATTAGATAGTGATTTGCAAGAGCCTTATTTGTCGCTTGTAAACGACTATATTAAACCAATGGTTATACAATGGACTATGGTTGAATATTTGCCTTATGCATCTTATATTATAGGAAATAAAGGATTATACAAACACGGAGCTGAAAACAGTCAAAATGTAGATAAAAGCGAAGTTGATTTCTTAATTGAAAAAGCACGTGATACAGCACAACATTATACACGTAGGTTTATTGATTTTATGTGTTTTAATAGCAGCGATTTCCCTGAGTATTTAAGTAATTCAAATAACGATGTTTACCCTGATAAAAATGCAGACTATGGCGGATGGTATTTGTAAAAGGCAATATGAGCCGAAAAAAGAAAACGTAAAGAAACTAGAAATATTTTTAAAAAAAGTAGAAGATGGCAGGATTAAACTTCCAACATTACAAAGGCGACACGTTTGAAGAAGTCGGTTTTAGAATTAAAATTGATAACGTCGATTTGAATCTTACGGGGTTTGTAATTCGTATGCAGTTACGTACTGAATGCGGAGGTATAATTGCGCTGGATTTAACAACCGTTGCAAGTGCAGGATTGACAATTACAAACGCTGCACAAGGACAATTTAAAATTAATAAACAGATCATTGATATTGACGCTGCTAATTACAAATACGATATTCAAATTAAAGAAGCGGATAACGATGTTTATACTTGGATAAAAGGAGAGTTTTTAATTGAATGTGATATTACTAGATAATGGCAACAGAAATAGATATAGCAGTAACGACAACAACGTATGATGTTACGATTGTTGCAGAGCCTAACGAATATATTGTAAATATAACTACTGGCGGAGGAGGCGGCAATCAAACACTAGCACAAACTTTAGTTTTAGGCAATACAACTGGTGGCGAAAACATACTTATAAACGATGCCGATGCAATAGAATTAGAAAATACTTCTTTGCTAAAAAAGGGAACATACGATTTTGGTGGCGCTGGTGGTATTTCTAGGATTTGCTCAAATCAATACGAAGATATGTGGCAAAGTGGATTTAGACACGTATTCGACCAAAGCGGATTTATAAGACACTCAACAAATTGCTTTGATGTAATTCCCGATTCTAGCTTTGATAATACGCTACGTTTTAAAATAGATTCTCTTTGGACTTTAGATAACGGAACAACTTACAAATGTACCGATGCAAGTACTGGCGCAGCGGTTTGGGAAATTTACAATAATTTTATACCTACTCTTCAACAAGTAACAGACGAGGGCGCAACAACTGATAATACAATTTATGTTTCAGATGGTGCAGGGAATGAAACATCAATACAAATTGGTCAAGTACAAATATTAGAAGCTTTTGGTAGTTATTCACAAATAGGTGCGCAATCAGCTATTTTTGTAAATGGAGATGGTACGGGTGCAGACCAATGTAGTGTAGGTTTGTCAACTTCTTGGGGCGACCAAATAACTGGATTATTATTGTCAACACAAGACGGTACAAGTAATGCAGCGTTAGAAATTAAATTACCACCTGAATATTACACTGATTTGCCAATAGAAAATATAGCATCAAACTATTTTATTCCTTTCAAACCTAGTGGCGATTATACACTTGCAACTTTAGATGATATTGGTGGCGGTGGTGTTCCATACACAGGTGCGACACAAGATGTTGATTTAGGCGAGTTCGGTTTACTCACTGGGAATATCGAGTTTGACACAACTCCGACAAATATTCCTACCGCTGCGGGTTCAATGGTTTGGAACGATACAGATGGAACGCTAGATTTGAAACTAAAAGGCGGTAATGTTACACTACAAATAGGTCAAGAACAAGTTATTAGAGTAGTCAATAAAACCGCTACTAACGTAAACCTATTAGAAGCAAATTATCAAGCGGTTAGGGTTACTGGAGCGCAAGGTCAAAGATTGAAAGTTGATTTAGCACAAGCCACAACAGACGTATTATCTGCTGAAACGATTGGACTTGTAACAGAAACAATTAACAACAATCAAGAGGGTTTTATTACTACTAGTGGACTTATAAGAAACATAGACACAACAGGAACTTTACAATCTGAAACGTGGGCGGATGGCGATGTTCTATACTTATCGCCAACGGTTGCAGGTCAAATTACAAAAGTTAAACCAGTTGCGCCAAATCATTTAGTGATTATTGGTTATGTTATTCACGCACACGCAACGCAAGGGACAATCTTTGTAAAGGTGGATAACGGTTATGAGTTAGATGAATTGCACAATGTTAAAATAACTACTGCTGCAAATAACCAATTATTAGCGTACACATCTGCGACTGATATTTGGGAAAACAAGAACTTAATTGATATACTCAAAAGGTTTAATAGAACTCAAGGTGTTTATTACTTTGAGGAGTTTATGGGTAATCAAGCTGGAGGGTTTGGTACGAGTTATAGTACGGTAATTTCAACAACAACTGGTAATGCTTCTGCAAGAACTGTTGCTACTACTAATAGAACTAACCAACAAGGTATTATACAACATCAAACAGGTACTGGTGCTACAAACGTTGCTGGATACATTTATGGCAGTGCATTATATATTGGCTCAGGTTCAATAAGTTTAGAAACTTATATTACAGTAGAAACATTATCAACTGTAACTGAAAGATTTATGTTTTATTTTGGATATGCTGCTGGAAGTTCAAATTATTTAAACATACCAAACGGTATATTCTTTTCGTATGATGAGGGCGGAGTTCAATTTTCAGGTGGAGCAGCAACACCTAATTGGAAATGTTATACAAGAGCCGCTAGTGGTACAGTAACTTTAACAACAACATCAATTCCAGTAGTAGCTGCTCAATGGTATAAATTAAGAATAGATGTCAATGCAGCAGGAAATAGCATTACTTTTTATATTGATGAAACTTTGGTGGCTACACATACAACAAATATACCAGCAACAACAACAGGAATGCTTATTACTAGTTTAATAAATAAAACAGCAGGTACAACAGCAAGAAGTTTATTAACTGATTACTTTATGTACGAAGAAATCTTTACAAATCCAAGATAATGATAAAATATAGATACACAATCGGACAAATGAGCGTTGAAACTCTTAATTTAAGTGATATTCCTATTGGACTTGAATATGAAACAATCGAGTTTCAAATAGAAGTTGAGCAAGAAGTAACCCCACCAACGTTAACAGTAAACGAGGTTATTATCGATTTAGTTACAAGACAAGTTGAAGTGATGAGCGATGAGGAAAAAAGCGAATTATTAACTTTACTAAATAGCTAATGAAAAAGATACTACAATCGATTTTAAGCGACGTTAAAAGTTGGAATAGAATTATAGTTAACCGTTGGCATTTACACGCACCAATAGCTTTAATTGCGGGGTGCTTTATGTTTTGGCTGTTAAAAGACACAATAAGCGACACTTATGTATCAACAGAAATAGCGTTTAAGATATTTGTACCTACATTTTTAGGAGGTATTTGCCTTTGGTTATTTGAAGCGTGGCAAAAGAAAGGGCGAATAATTGGAGAATTAGAAATGTTTGAGAGCAATAAGGACTTTATTGTCGGTTTATTTTTCTTACTTTGCGGAATAGTAATAACTTTTTTTTATTTTTTGTAGTATGGATTGGATTGTAAATAATTGGATGTTGATAGTAGGAGCAATAAGCACTCCGATAGCTTGGGTATTTGGAGGTAAACAAGCCAAAGCACAGGAAATAAAAAAAGGCGAAACCGATATTAAAAAAGGTAATGCCGATGCGGTTTCAGCAATGCAAGAAGTTTACAATAAATTCCTAGATGATTACAAGTTGCGAATGAGCGAGGTTATGACTGAACTTACAGAAGTAAAGGACAATTATAAGAGTATGCAAAAGCAATTCAACGAAATGCAAATATCTTATCATAAAGACACAGAAAAGCATCGTGATTTATCGTCAAAATATACAGCGTTGGAAAAGGACTATGAGCAACTCAAAGGCTTGTATGATAAATTGAAAAAAGATTTTGATGCACAAAAAAAACTAGCCAAATGAAACTCGATGACAGCGGATATAAACTTTTAATGGGCTTCGAGGGATTGTCTTTAGTTCCTTATAAATGCCAAGCAGGAATTAGCACAATCGGTTACGGCAATACATTTTATCCTAGCGGTAAAAAAGTAACTATGCAAGATGCTCCGATAAGTTTGGCTACTGCTAAATGGATGTTTAAAGAAACTGCCGATAAGTTTGCTGCCGATGTGAATAAAATGATTAAAGCAAATATCAATCAAAACCAGTTCAACGCTATTGTATCGCTATCGTATAATATCGGCTTAAATGGTCTTGCTAAAAGTTCATTATTGAAAAAAGTAAATGCTAATCCTAGCGATCCGACAATTACAAACTCCTTTATGATTTGGAATAAAGCGGGTGGCAAAGTATTAAACGGACTTACTAAAAGACGTGCTATTGAAGCTAAATTGTATTTTGCATAGATAAAAGGGTACATTTGTTGAAACTAAACAACAAAATTATGCAATCAAAATGGAGTGTTTACGATAATAAAGTACTAGAAATAGTAAATGATTCAAATAGAAATCTTAAAAAAATTGAAATCATAAGACGCATAAATGACGATTTATGCGATGCAGATAAAAAAACTTTCAGCAAATATTTAGAAAGGAATTTAAAAAGAATTTGCGACAATTACGAGGGAGTTTATAACGCTTCCAATAAATTAGATATAGACTATACAACTATTAAGCATCTTTGGGTAAAGGATAAAGATGCTAGTGTGTTTGTAAAAAATCCTAACTACGTTGAGCAAGACAAAAAAGAGTTAGATGAACTACGAACAAAGTTAATTGATAGCTTAAAAGACTACACTCCAAAATACCCAAAGATTGAAAGGTCTAAAAATCAACAAAAAAGACTATTTGTGTTTTCTCCTGCTGATATTCATATTGGAAAACTTTGTAACGCTTTTGAAAGCGGAGAAGATTATAACAATCAAATAGCAGTTAGGCGTGTTTTAGAGGGTTGTAATGGACTATTAGCCGAACTACCAACAGATAGCATCGATAGGATATTATTTGTTATAGGAAACGATATTTTGCACATAGATAACGCAAAGAGAACAACAACAAGCGGAACACCACAAGATACAGACGGTATGTGGTTTGAAAATTTTATGATTGCCAAACAGCTTTATGTAGATATTATTGAAATGATGATGCAAGTAGCGGATGTTCACGTAGTATTTAATCCTAGCAATCACGATTATACAAATGGATTCTTTTTAGCGCAAATAATACAAACGCATTTTAAAGATTGTAAAAACGTTACCTTTGATTGTAGTATTTCACATAGAAAATATTACAGGTATGGTAATAACATTATAGGTACAACTCACGGAGATGGCGCAAAAGAAACTGATTTGGCTTTATTAATGGCGCACGAAAGTAAAGACTGGCAAGATTGTAGCCATAGGTATTTTTATATTCATCATTTCCATCATAAGATTAGTAAAGATTATATGAGTGTATGTGTTGAGGCTTTACGTTCTCCTAGTGGCACAGATAGTTGGCATCACAGAAATGGATACCAGCACTCGCCAAAGGCAGTTGAAGGATTTATACACGATTTTAATTACGGTCAAACAAGCCGTTTAACACATTTATTCTAATGAGCCAAACACCTTATCAACGGATCAAAAGAGTAATGCAGTTTTATTACAATAGAGGACAAAACCGAGAATTTGTGAACAAAGTATATCGTAAAATAATTAAAAAAAAATTAAAATGAAATATTTACTACTTGCATTTCTTATTGTTTCCTGCGGAGCAAAAACAGTTAACAAAGAGGAAAAGAAAACTGACAGCATCGCTACAACTATTGCAGTAGTCAAAACCGATAGCA